CGCGACACGGAACGGCAAATTCATGCGGGATTTCGAAATCATGGACGCCGATATTGCTCATAGCTTTCTATTTTCCTTCATCGCGTTGTCAAAAACTTTCCGTACGTCGTCCGATGGCGAAGTCAGCAATTGGTGCAGCTCATACAGCGCCGCCGCCCGCCCCTGCGTCACCGGGTCCACCGGCTGCCCCTGCAGAAACGTCGTCACCGCCCCCGCCCGGCGCTGGCGAAGGTGCGCCACCAGCGCCACCGTTACCGGGTTGTTGAGCCATTCCGTCAGGTCCGCTTCCCGCATCGCCAGCCTGGTCCATCAGTTGTTTAACGGTTTGTTCAAGCTGCGCCATCGTAAGCAGCGCGGCGCGATTGTTTTGCATACCGCCCGCAGCGGTCACCATGTTTAGCAGCGCCTGTGTCAACTGTACAGCGGAACCGGCCGTAACTTTCATACGATCGGTTTTTGCCTTTTCCATATCGATGTAGCCCTTGATCTTCTCGAAGGGCGTTGCCTGCGGCTGTTGCGGCGCGGCGATCAATTTCTCAGGGTTCGGCAGCCGCAGAACCGTAAAGAGGCGCAACAGTGCCTCCGGTATGCTCACGCCGGGCTCTTGAAGCATCTCTTTATAGATGCCTGCCATGGCCGTACGCTGCATCTCAGTGGCAAGCTGCGGGTCCGCCGTGACTGCGATCATGTCGCCTTGTGCGCCCATCATGCCTTCAGGCAGTTGGTCGTATGCGTCCGCCATCGCCACGAAGTCCCGAAATTCCAACGTCATCGACATGACCAAGCGGCGATGCACGGCGGACTGAACTTGCTGATTGCTGTCTATGATGCCCTTCGCCACCGTGGCCGTCGTGGATGCCGGGATGCTTTCCAGTACGTTCACGGAGCCGGCGAGCTGGCTACCCATGGAAACCAGCTTTTCGAACACTTGCACAGAACCCGGCGAAACCTGCTTCAGTGGAAACGCTTGGAAGCGGTTTTGCAGCGGTGCGCCATCCGTGTTGATCGTGGTTATGGTATCGTTTTTCAGTTCGACTTGTGCGGGCAGCCCGAAGCCACCGCCTGCCATGACGCCCGCGTTCTTGGCTTCGCTTTTCGCCGTCTCTGTGATCGATGCCAGCAAGTTGTCAGCGCTCGACTGTACGCGGTCCAGCAACTCGCCAAATCCCATCGGGAAGAAACCACCATCGGGGTTCGGCAGCATGCGGTACGGAAAAAATCGACGTATCGGGTTGAAGAACAATTCGTCTTCGGTCTCCGTCATGGTTTTCTTGGACCAGCGCGGACGAATGCGAACCACCTCCGGCAGGTCGTCGATTGAGATAACCACGGTCCAAGGTTCGTCGATCTCGTCACCGTCGAAGTCGAGCCACGCATCAACTTCGTAGAATTTCTTCGGGGCTTGCGGGTCGTCCATGTCGTACACGGGTTCGTAGTCAACCCATTTGCCGCGCTCTATCGAGCGTTCGATTTCGTACGGGTAGCGTTCGAATTGGTGCGTGATGCGCGGAGCGCGTTCGCCGTTGCCGCGTACGTTGGCGTTAACGATGACCTCTTCGCAGTTGAGAAAATTCGAGTGGAATACTTTGTCTTCCGCGTCAAAGTCCCGCTTGCGCCATGATAGCCCGGTTATCGACATGTGAAAAATCAGCGGGTCGGTATCCGATGCCCAATTCGGGTCTTTGGATCGAAGCTGGCTTGATACCCAGGCGGCGAGCGGTTCGGCTCCGGGTTCGCTGGCTTTGGCTAGATCAGGTTCGCCTAACAGCGCATCGGTCGCGCGAGCGGAAAACTGGATAGCAGCGGACAGCATCATTTCGGTTGACGGGGGTGGTTGTTCGTTCGCGCCCTCTTGCTCGCGGTTTTCGGGCGAACTATCGGCGTCCTTGTTCTTGATCTGGTCAAGGTAGCCTTTGGCTTTCCCCAGCCAGTCGTTCATACTGCTTTCGTCAACCTTGACCAGCGCGATAAGGTCCGTGGCGAGCGTACGGCGTTCGTCGGAAGTGAGCTTTTCCGCTACGTTTCCGAATTTCTCGGGCTCGGAAAGCTTCAGCTTGATCACGGGTAAATCGCGCATGGTGGTCCTTGTATGACAGTTATCGGTTCGCGTCAACGATAGCATGCGCCAGTTTTAGAAGCACGTCGGCTGTCCATTCCGACTTTGCGTAGTTATAAGCTGACACAACCACCTGTACGTTGTCTTCAGTGTAGCCTTTTGAACTGTCACGCCGGTCTAGCGAAGGTGCCCACGGGTTGGCATGGTGCTTATCAGGTCCGGGTTTCATGTCGAACAGCAAGCCAGTCACTTCGCAGCACCCTGCAACAATACGCTTTGCAATTTCTTCCCGCGTAACGGTGCACTCGCGCCCCGCTGCTTTGGCTCGTTTCGCGGCGAAGAAAATTAACAACCCCGCGCGGCCTTGCGGTGTCTGTCGGTATGCGGCTGTCTTTGTGCGGTTGCTCACCGCTCCCGCTTCTGTCGATTGCGCTTTTGCCGCTACCGCTCGTTTGCGTTCGAGATTACACGGGTGGCATATTGTCCGGTGTACGACCAGTTCGGCGGGTTGGCTGCAACGGCTGCAGACTTTGACTTTTCGGTGACGCATGGTATGTTTAAACTGCTTTGTTGAATGGCCTTACATATTGGCCTTGTCACAGTCAGATGTCAAGCCGTACGCGGCCAATAATAGGAGGCTACCATTCAAATCATAGATCGCAGTCTTTCGCCCTCGCAATATTGGCCTGGATTATACGCGCTTTTCGGTCTCGACTACGAACGCCTCGCCCCCATCTACCCGCAGTTCTTCGATACCAAGCCCTCAGAAAAAGCATTCGAAGAGTTCATGACGGAGCGCGCAGGCCTTGGCCTCGCCGTACAGCAGCCCGAACTTGAGCCGGTGCAGTTCGACGTACCGAACGAAGGCTACCGCACGCAGGTCACGCACGCCTCGTACGGCTTGGCGGTCGCCATCTCCCGCGAAGCCAAGGACGACAACCTGTACGAAGACGTTGGCGGCCGGATGATGAAGGAATTGGCGCACAGTGCGCGCCAGACCGAAGAGTACATCGCGCACGCGCCGCTTCAAGTCGCGACGGATGCAGTGAACGGTCTTCGTGCCGATGGCGTGCCACTTATTTCGCCGAACCACCCCACGGCGAGCGGCGTGCAGAGCAACCAGCTTGTTTCGGCCAACGTCTCCGAACTTGCATTCGAAAACGCGGTTATTCAGATCGCGTACACGCGCAACGGTCGCGGCTTCATTATCAACGAACTCCCCAAGCGCGTCATCCTGTCACCGGAAAGCGGCCCGGAGACCCGACGTGTCCTTGGTTCGCCGTTGCAGTGGAACGCGTCCACGAACAACATCAACGTGCTGCGTTCGACCGGCGCGCTACCGGAAGTCGTCGAAACGCCGTACCTGGTGGATAAGGACAACTACTTCATTCAGACCAGCGAGCAGGACAAGGACAACGGGCAGGGCTTCACGTTTTGGGAGCGCTCCAGCGTCGAAATGCGCGAAGACAGCAACTGGAGCAATCAGGCTTCGCTGATGGCTCTTTGGTTCCGCGTGTCGGCGTCAATCGTGGATTTCAGAGTTGTCTACGGCAGCCCCGGAGCCGATGGGGTCTGATAGCTACTCCCTAGACTTGAAGGCCCCCGGTTCATTGCCGGGGGCTTTTCTTTGTGATACAACGCATCTGCGACCGGCAAAGCCCTGTAGCCGGGTGCCTCAAAGTCCGCATGGGTGTTGTCGCCGAGAGACGTCTTGGCGAAACCGGATGGTAGGCACGCTAAGGAACACGCATGGCCGGTTACAGTCGATCCGCAAAACCGAAATTTGGTTCCGCAGTTTTGTGGGGGGCGTGCTCGCGCTGCAATTGCCGCGTACGCTATTCGACTTTGGCGCGGGAACGCTTGACTGGCTTGCTGGTGTGCACCCGTGCCAGCGGACGAGCGGTAACTCCGTGCTTTGATCCTTGGCCCGAATTTTACGATTTCCAAGCCTACCCGGACAACTCAATAAACCCGCCACCGGAACCGTTGCCGCTGCGGTACAATCTCGACGATATTTGGGGCAACGGTCCGGCGCGTACGAGCGAGACGACAACCACGACTTTCGCGAACGCTCCCGCACCGGCTCCCGATGACGCCACGCGATTGAACAACTTGCTTACGTCGGTGCCGTACTATGCCGTGCTCGGGCAGTCTGCAGCGTTCATGGCACCGGATGCGCGGTTGCGGGACAAAGTGACGAAGTTAACTACGATCGTACCCGCGAACTACGATGGTACGTTCGTGCCTAGTTCGTCGGTGCGCACTACGCTGCCACCCGACGAAGCTGCGGAGTTGAATGCGGTGCCGTGTACGGACAAAGATGAACCGCAGGACGCTATTATTTCGCCGCCTTGGGCGCAGGTGGTAAAAGTATGACCGCGACTGCCCTTCAAATTATCACGGAAGCAATGCACTTATTCGGCATTCTTGACGCCACGGAGCAGCCAACGCCAACGGATATCGCGAACAACGTATCCGTGCTGAATAACCTGCTACGTGCCGAAATGGCGGACGGCGCTTGTCAGTACATTATCAAGCGCGTCACTGCGCAATTGCCGCAAGGTGTCAACGGTCAAGTCTACTCGTTCAGTATCGGCACGGCGGACCCTTCCTATTTGGTGCAGCAGGACGCGGTTGCCGTACGGCAAATTTGGGCCAACGATGTTAACGTGACAGTCAACCGAACCACGCGCATGGCTCCGATGAACGACGTGGTTCGCACGACATATCCGGGCATCATCACGAAATGGCATCAAGAACGGCAATCGGACAACTCCGTGCTGGTGACCGCATGGGCACCGCCTCGCGCAATCACGCCAATCCTTATTGAATACGGCGGACGCCTGCCGTTGATTTCTGCAGCAGACGGTAGTGACGTTGTTGCGCTGCCGTCTGAAGGTATCCATGACGCCACGCTGTTACTTGGTCGCCGCGTGTACAAGTCGTACGGCGTCGTGCCCGGTCCGACCGATATCATTTTCCAGGATGCGCAGCGTGTGAATGATCGTTGGCGCGACTATGCCAGAGGTCAGCAATGGCTGCAGTTCGTGCGGAGCTGACATGCCTGCCATCGACGTACTAGGTTCCTTTGCTGATCCGCTCAACCTGGATCAAGGTGCGGGCAAGCTTGTCAACGTACGCGTGGTGCCGCGACAAGCGCAGGAAGGCAAACCGGGCAAGGTACGTTTCATCGGCGCACCAGGCTTAACGAAAATCTGCAAGCCAACTTCGGCACCGTGCATCGCGATAAGCCACGCGCTTGAAACCATCTGGACCGGGCACGCAGACGGCTCGATATGGAGCGGCGTAGAAACCGGGACACCAGTTGCGGCGGGCACGGTGCTTGTCAACCCGTTCCAACCGGTCATTCGGTTTGCGGAAGATCGCACCGCGCTCTGCATCGCAACGAACTTCAACCCCGCAACGCCGGGCGGCAGCGCGTACACAGCTACGCTGACTTCGCCAGCCGTCAATGCAGGCTTTGATGCGTCGATTGACTTCGATCCGTCCGCCGTCGCCGAACTGAACAACATTACGGTTTGGTCCGCTGCGTCGAATTTCTACGCGAACCAGGATGCCAAGATGTACAGTTCGCAACCGCTCGCTCCGGCGAACGTGCTGCCGAACAGCTTTGCTACGAAGGAAGCGCGCGCCGACAGGGTTGTAGACTTGGCCGTGTCCGGCCTTGTGCTGTGGCCGCTCGGGTCGCGCTCCCTAGAACAATGGTACGCGCCGGGCGGTCAAACGGATTTCGCTTTCGTCGCCTATCCGAACTCGCTGTACTCGGTTGGTCTCGCCGCGCGCCTGTCGCTCGCTGTGTTGCGCGATATTATCATGTTCGTTGCCACCGATCGGCGAATATGGCTGTGCACCGGGCAGAGCGGCAAACCGATTTCGCCGGCATGGGTTGACTTGCTGTTGCAGCAATTGTCAGCCACGCAGCTTGCGCAGCTCACGGCGTACGCGTACGGGCAGGGCGGTTCTGATTTCTACGTGTTGACGATGCCGGGCTTGTGGACAATCGAGCTGGCGGGCTCTACTGGCGTTTGGTCCTACCGGCAATCACCGGGCGGTCGTCTCGACCATGCCGGCCGTTGCGCCACGGAACACGATGGCGGTGTGACGTACGTTGGCTTGGATACCGGCGAAGTCTGTACCTTGAACCTAAACGACAGCACCGAACCGGCTGGCACGCTGTCTCGCACGATCATAACGCCATGGGTTGGGGGCGCGGCAGGTAGCTTAATTTCTGCGGGATCGAACGCCCAAGAAACTCGGCAAATGTTTAATTCGCTCGACGTTACTTCGTCAATGGGGCCGCAAGCCGGGAACTTCAACCTCGATTGGAGCGATACGACGGACGTTACGGTTGAGAGCGTGCTTGTCAGTGCGCGTACATGGCGCGGGTTGCGATCAATCCAAATGCCGGTTCCCGGCGATCGACGCGCTATCGCTCGTGAGTTTGGTAGCGGCCGGCGTCGTCAATTCAGATTGCAGTACGGCGGTTCGCAAGCACCGTTCACGATCGACGAAATGTTTTTGGGCGTCACAGCGGGGAGTTGATAAATTCTCTGGCGTGACGGCTCAAGGTGCCCGGCCACGTCTTCAGGTCCTCGCGCATGGCTTTTGTGATTGGCGTGCCTTGTTCGTACACGGCGTCGATAGGACACGCGAACCGTGCCAGATGAATGGCAAGTTGTTGCCGGCTACTAGTGTCAAATTCTTGCAACTTGGAATGCCCGGTTGCGTCTTGATACTGAATAATGAACATGGTGTTTCCTTTTATTTGTCACTTGGAATGCAAGCGTAGTGAGACTGTGCAGCCGATGCCTGACGAATGAAAGACTTCCCTGCCAATTCACACGTTTCTAGCGCAGAGTACCTAGGCCCGACCGCAATAGAGACACCCGCACTTGCTGACACGCTAACAGCTATTATCAAGATTAAGGTATACGTCACGATGTTTCCTTTCTGCCGCATACGTACACCAAAACCGTGGATATGTCGATATGGCTCTAAAAATACCGCCCCCGCCGCCGATCGCCAGTGCGGACCCGCAGTTCAACCGTTGGCTATTGGAACTGACTTCGATATTGAGTAATCAAGGCGGTATCGACCCCAGCGAAGTCACGGGCTTGCCGGGCTTGTTCACACAAGTCGGCACCAACACGACAGACATCGCCACACTGGAAACCGGGCAGGGCGGGCAGGGCACGGAAATTACCATCCTGCAAAGCAACGTCGCAACGCTTGGTGGCGAGATAGCGACGATCAATGGTCAAGTCACTTCGTTAGGAAACCGCAATCAAGTCCTGCACGGTACGGCGGCTCCGGTTGCGTTGAGCGCGGATGGCGATTGGTTCGCGGATACGACGGCCAAGCATATCTATGTTCAGGTTAGCGGAGCTTGGGTGCTGATCGTCTAAGCGAACAACGTGATTGCGTTCACGACGCCCTGAAATTCTTCAAGCGTACGGCACAGAAAATATAGACCGTGCGCGCGCTCCCAAAACAACTGAAACTTGATTTGTTCGGGGGACTGCGCACCTTTATCGTCCTTTAGCTCAATTGCCACTTTCCGGCCGCTCTGGGGGAACACCAGGAAATCCGCAACACCGGGCACTACGCCAAGCCGCTTCAGCTTCATATGGTACTGAACGGAGGCTTTCCGCTCGTTGGGGACGTGGAAGGCCAGCAACGCCGGGAAGGCCCCTTGGAGCCACTGCCACGCTTTCATGTGGATTTCATTTTCGGACGCACTGCGGGGCCGCACTGCCCGTTTGGTGGCCTTTTTAACGGATCTTTTTCGGGATGATGCCAAGCTTCACCAGTCGGTTTTCTTGTTCGGGAAGCCACCCCTCAACGGCGCTACAGACAGCCGTGGAGCGGTTCTTGATATCTTCCGGGTCAGTATTGCGCACCACGTAGTCCAGCCGCGTGGCGAGCGCCAAGGGCAGCCGGACGCTGATCATTTTGCTTTTGGCTTCAGTCTCCATTGGTGCTATCCTTACCGAATTGTCATACACTTGTCAAGGACTTGCGCATGTCGTCGTTCGGATCAGGGCTCGGAAGCGTCATCGGGTCGAGCATGGCGCTTGGCAATCTCCAGAGCGGACAGACAGCTATCAATCAGAACACGGCCGGCACCACCGCGCAAACACAGCCGTTTGTGAACTTCGGGCAGTCGTTCCTGCCGTCTACTGGCGCTGCGATCGGTAACGTAGCGAGCCAGGCCGGGCAGGCGCAAGGCTACGACCAGTTCATGCAGAACTACCAGAATACGCCGGCTGCACAGTACCAGGAGCAGCAAGCAAACCAGGTCCAGAACAATTCGGCCGCTGCGACTGGTGGCTTGCTTTCCGGTTCGAATGAGCGCGCGCTCGGCACGATGGACCAAGGCATCGTGTCGCAAGGTGCGAACACGGCGTACAACGAGTACTTGCAAGGTAATCAACAGAATTTCGGGCAGCTCGAAAGTTCACTCGGCAACATGTTCAACGCGATCGGCGTGGGCACCACGGGTACCGGGCAGGACGTGAGCCTGACTAACTCACTGAACACCGCGACGGAAGCAAATGCGCAAGCGCAAGCTACGCAGTCCACTGCGAAGGGTTCGGGTATCGGGTCCATGTTCAGCGGACTGACCAGTCTCGCAACGAAGTTTTAGGAGGACGCAACTATGCCGATCGGGATTTTATTTTGGGCGCTGATGATTTTGTGGATACTTCACGGCGTACTATGGTTCCGCAACGGAGCCGGATGGACGTACGGTTGGAACGGCAACGCGGTGCT